TCAAAAGATATAGACCCAATTAGATATTATCATCTTAGTAACAACCCAAGAATATCATTAAACAAATTAGAAATAATTAATGAAGAACTTAAAAAATATAAAAGAGAAAAAGGTTTGGTTGACTTTCATGACATGTTGGAGAGATTTTTAAACGGTCATCCAGATACAGGAGATGAATACCCATCACCTAATTTACGAGTAGCTTTCATTGATGAAGCACAAGATTTAAGTTGGGTTCAGTGGAAGCTAGTATACAAAATAGAAGAAGCATCTACAGAGTCTGTTATCGCCGGCGATGATGACCAAGCCATATACAGATGGAATGGTGCACATGTAAATACATTTATAAATTTAGATGGTCAAAGAAAAATATTAGAGCAATCAAGAAGGGTACCAAGAAAACCTTTTGAACTTGCAAACAAAATTATAGGTAGAGTTAGAAACAGAGTAGAAAAAAAATACTTTCCAAAAGATCAAGAGGGAAGCGTAGAGCGTTGTCAAACTTTGTACGAGATTGATTTTACACAAGGTAGATGGCTAGTATTAGCCACAGCTAATTACATGTTAGGAGATATAGGTGTAATGTTAGATGAAATGGGTTTGTATTGGCAAAGAAGAAACACAACACCAAGAGTAAGAAACATTTATGAAATCATACAAAAATGGGAACAACTAAAATCAGGTGTGCCCATGCACTTCAATGAATGTAAAAAAATATTTGCAAAGATGGACAATGAAAACTGGGACAAAAAATTATTTAAAGCAATGGCAAAAGATCAGTTTTATGACATAGATACATTAAAAGAAAAGTTTGGTTTGAATACAGAGGGTATCTGGGAGGTTGCATTAAATGAATTGTTCGAAGAGGATATTAAGAAGATACACAAACTAACAGACGCAGGAGAAGATTTATCTAGGGCACCAAGAATAAGTTTATCTACAATACATGGTGTAAAAGGTAATGAAAGAGAGAACGTCGTGGTACACACAGAATTATCTGGAGCTGCTTTTGAAGACTATCAAAAGAATCCAGACGATACACACAGATTGTTTTATGTTGCGTGCACTAGAACAGAGGACAATCTATACATAATAGAACCACAAAGGAAAAAAGCATATGACATCTAAAGTATGGAACAAACAACACGGAGGATCACACTATCAGAAATATAAAATTCAACCAAGTAAGTTTGTGGTTGAGAATAAGTTGTTATATCCTGAGGGTTGTGCTATAAAATATATAATACGTCATCAAGATAAAAATGGAAAGGAAGATATTTTGAAAGCAATACATTTTTTAGAAATGATTATAGAAAGGGATTATAAGTGAAACAGATATTTAAACCACAAACGGAATGGCTACCACCAGAATCTTTTCCTGATCTATCAAACTACGAAGAGATATCAATTGACTTAGAGACAAAAGACCCAGGACTTAAAACTAAAGGATCTGGATCTGTAACAGGTGAAGCACACATGGTTGGTGTAGCTGTGGCTGTATCAGATTGGAAAGGATATTATCCTATACGTCATGAAGGTGGTGGTAACATGGATATTAAACGGGTCCTAAAATGGTTTCAAGATGTGCTAAATACACCTGCAATTAAGATATTTCACAACGCTATGTATGACGTATGCTTTATTAGGTCTGAAGGGCTTAAAATTAATGGTAAGATAGTAGATACCATGATTGCTGGCTCTCTCGTGGACGAGAATCGCTTTCGATACGATTTAGGTAGTTTGGGTCGAGATTACATCGGAATGGGCAAAAACGAGGCTGTTTTGAACGAAACTGCAAAGGAATGGGGCATAGATCCTAAGTCTGAGATGTATAAACTGCCTGCGATGTATGTAGGCGAGTATGCAGAGCAAGATGCTGACCTTACCTTAAAACTTTGGCAAGAGATGAAGAAGTTGATGAGAGCAGAAGAAGTAGAATCTATTTTCGACGTAGAGACCGAACTATTTCCTTGCCTCGTTGATATGCGTTTTCTTGGAGTTCGCGTAGATATTCAAGAAGCCCACTCGCTAAAACAAAAATTAGTTCAAGAAGAAAAAGAATGCCTCCTGCAAGTACAGAGAGAAACAGGAATAGAGCCGCAAATATGGGCTGCACGATCCATCGAGAAAGTTTTTCAAAAACTTTCTTTACCATTTGACCGAACTGAAAAGACTGGTGCTCCATCATTTACTAAAAACTTTTTACAAAATCATCCACATAAATTAGTTAAATTAATTGCACGTGCTAGAGAGATAAATAAAGCACACACAACATTTATTGATACCATAATAAAGTATGAACATAAAGGTAGAATACATGCAGAGATCAATCAACTTAGATCCGATCAAGGTGGTACAGTAACCGGTAGATTTAGTTATGCTAACCCAAACTTACAGCAGATACCAGCACGGAACAAGGAACTTGGACCACGGATCAGGAGTTTGTTTATACCTGAAGAAGGTTGCACCTGGGATGTATTTGACTATTCACAACAAGAGCCAAGACTAGTTGCACACTACGCTAAACTAGATGAATTTGATAGTGTGGCTGATGTAATCGAAGCATACCACAACGAAGATGCAGACTTTCACCAGATAGTAGCGGACATGGCAAACATACCAAGAGACCAAGCAAAGACAATTAATTTAGGTTTGTTCTATGGTATGGGTAAAAATAAATTACAGGCAGAGCTGGGTGTATCAAAAGAAGATGCAGAAGATTTGTTTGCAACATATCACGATAAAGTGCCTTTTGTAAAATCATTGATGGAAAGCACAATGAGTAATGCACAAGATAATGGTAGAGTCAGAACTTTGTTAGGTAGAGTTTGTAGGTTTCATCTGTGGGAACCTAATCAGTTTGGTATAC